TGTGGCGTAATAATGTATAGTACTGTAAACCGTATACGTTAAAATTACTTTTTATTTTTACTCTCGTTTGGCGTTTTTTCTGTAGGTTCTGTCATTTCAACGTTTTCAACAATCCAATCTACGCTAATTCCAGCCTTTTCAAAACGAGCCTTGTCTTTAATCATTTGCTCAAAAAGAGTATCTGGATTATAACCTCTTCGCTTGCAGGCTTCGTCCCAAGAAACAAGTCCAGATTTAAGCTCTAATATTAAACCGTTCATTTCCTTAACTGGATCAATCATTTCGCGACCTTGTGGCGTCCACTCCGCGTCAATATCCTTAGATATAATCATTTTAAGTTTCAAGCCTTCAATAAACCAACCCCATATTTTATCACAAAACTGAGGAATAAACATATTGTATTGCCAGTCCTCAATCTGTCTTTGAGCCTCAATCCAACCCATACGACCGCTTGAAAAATTCACATTTCCCATATCGCCAGTAAGTTGTTCGTAAGTGATACCATAACCAGCAGCGTTTTCTTGTTGGTTTTTTGAAACGTACTCCGAAAAACGCGAAGGAGCTGGCGGGTTGTTGAAAGTTACGGTTTCGCCAGGTGCTAAATGCTCAATAATACCAGGCTCCATTCTGTCAATGGTTTCGTTTTCTTCAGTCATTTCCAAACCTGATGTATCTAACGGCTTAGTTGTGAATGCTACATGGCAAGCTGCAACTTTTTGAAGCATTAATTGTGCGTCTTTGTAATCAGCTAAATCACGCATCGACAGCATACTAGATGTTCCAAAGGGAATACCCCTTACTTGCTCTGGAAATTCTTTGTAAAAAACATGAATCATGTCATCAGCACTAACGAATTTCGGTGCTAATTTCATTGTGTATTCATTGTTTGGGTTGTGATCGAATACCCAGTAACCAACCCTTTTACCTTGCGAGTTGAATTCCACACCTTGAACTACGTAATTTCCCTCACGCTCCGATAGCATAAGAGAGTTTTTATTGTGATCTACCATGTGTGGGGCAAGTGCCTGCAATTTAATCGGGTGGCGAGATGTTGAATCTCTACGTTTTAAAACAAACATTTCCCCTTGCATAGCCACATTACGCATAATCATAGATTGCATGCCGTATAGGTTAAAAAACTCGTCAAAATCGCATGATTTCGATTCCGCCCAAGCTTTCCATTCGTCCTTAACTTTTTTATTGATTGCGTCCGTTAATTTAACCTCTCCTGCAACATTTACAGGCGTTGGCATAATACCAGTTCCAATAACGTTATTTTGTATGGTTCTGATTGCTTTAAAAACCGAAGCGTTGTTTTTATAGCCATGAATAGAACGCTCGCGAAGTATTTTAATTGATCTTTGAATATCTGAATTAGCATTTTCAGAAGTTCCTACGCCACTCCAGCCATCGCCACGGCGTCCACGCGTTGCACCATCGTAAGAACGAACACTATTATTAATTGTTTTCTCTACAGCTCTATACTTGGCACGTTCTGCACCAAACTTTGGACTGATTAAAGAAATTGCTTTATCGATTATATTCATATTGTTTTTTAATTAAATTATCTGCAAAATCTACGTTTTGGATTAGTTCCCTTTGAAAAACTAGCCAAAACACGTCCGTTATTTCGGTTTAATTCTGGAAACAATTCCTTTTCCATCATTAATTTTATGCGAAGCATTTCATCAAGTGATCGGTAAATAACTTTTTTATCGCCATAATCTACTTGAAGCGCACCGGTTGAGATTGCATCGGATAGCGATTGATATTGAATTAATGTATATGTGGCCATGTTAAATAATTTTTGTAAATATATGAAATTTATTATTAAGTGAAATAAAAAAAAACCACTCGTTTTATGAGTGGTTTTAATTGTATTTTTATTTTAAATTTTAGATTTTATATTTTTCAAGTCAATCATAAGCGCCTTACTTGTTTTTATAGGTATCAAATCGTAAGCCTCTGGAAACTCTTTCTTTATTCTATTGTAAGTTTTCAAACCAATTAAAGCAGTTTCTATATCTAGCTTAAGCTTTTCTAAATCTGAATTCAGATCGATTAATTTATTTATCATAACTACTAGATTTTCTGCTTGCTTTGGTTTTGGCAAAAAATTTATAGTAGGTAAACTTTTAGTCATTATAAATCTATTCTGAATACCCAGAACTCCGACATAACAACCTATTTGATTATACATAGATGATTTGTGTTTTTCAAAACAATCCATCATCAGCTTTGGTACTTGTTCAGCATATATTCCAGTGAAATATTCTGACATTTTTAATTCTTGCTTTACTATTTCATCAGAATACTTTTTAGTTAATTTTTCTGAAATTTCAATGGCTAATGTTCTACTAATTACTGACATGATATTTTTATTTTATGTTTATAATGGCAAATATACAACTATTTTACAAACCACTACCAATAACCACCGCTTTTTTTAGGCTTCTTAACAGTTTTAACATTTTCTTGTTTATCGGCTATAATTATCGATTGCATTTTAATTTTATTCCAGTGTTCGTCCTTGAATCTATCCATACCGATTATGTGAGCTGCTGCACGTGCATAGTTTCTAACATCGAGTGCCTCGTTACGCTCGAATGTTTTTACCCAAGAATATGATGTGTACCCTTTTTTGTCTATTGTTTGGCGTTGCTCCTCAGCTGTAAGCATTTTAAAATAGTGGCGGTCGTATTCTGGAAAATGACAATAACCATCTGGGTAAACAGTTTCTGTTCCGTCCTCCGAATCTCTTGCCTTCAATTTAAGGAATCCGTAAAGCTCTGATTTTAATAATCCTGTTCCTAAATACCAAACCTTTGCACCTTCGATTTTCTTACCGTTTCTCGAAACGTTGTATGCTCGTGGCGGAGATACCATCACGTCCTTTACTGAATCACGACCCATTACCGGAACTACTCTCGAATACGAGAATTGAGCCACGAAATCGTAAACGGTTTTAGTTCTATAACCAGCATCAACACACGTCAAGTTTATGGAAATCATTCCCTCGCCAAAATCGTACTGCTTATTTATTTGTGATCTCAGCATTTCCCAAACTTCATTCTTTGCAGTATCGCCAACAAATACAAAATATTCAATGGACCAACTCTCACGACCTTTACCCCAACCGACAACTTCGCCTTCAATTCTATCGCCTTGAATATCCACGCCCATTGTCAAGAAATGCACCTTTTCTGGCACCGTTCCAACTTCATACGATTCGCGTCTATTGTATAGGTTTTCGTGATCTGGCGCGTCTCCTTTTATTTTGTAGGTTTCCCCCAAAACAGTATTTACAAATGTTCGATATTTGTTATCATCGTTTTTTACTTTCAAGTAATCCTTGATTAATTCTTCCCAACTGTAGAAACCAGCAGGCGAGTAAAGCGCGCTTAAATGATACGAGAATTTTCTAGGGTCGTTTGACTTCGATGTTGGCACCCATTTCGCATGACCTCCAAAACCTTCCTCAGCAAGCATAATTGTTTTATGCCTATTCTCATGTAAAAAACCACAACTAGGACATGCCATTCTAGTTGTTTCTGGTTTGTTGTCATCGTAGGTTAAATACTCGAACTTAAATACAAACAAGTCTCCACAGCCTTGACAAGGCACGTTATAGTATCTTTGATCTCCGTCTAAGAATTCAGCGTTAATAACAGATTCCCCCTCGTTTGTAGGTGTAGATGCTAAAAATATTTTTCTATTCTGAAACGTACGCGCACGCGCTCTGGCTAAATCAACTGGGGACCCCTCCGAACCCGCAGATAGTGGATAACGGTCCACTTCATCGAGCATGATCTTAGCAGCTGGAGTACTCGATAATCCAACTGGAGAATTAGCACCTATCATAAGTAAAACCCCACCAGGGAAACTTTTCGATGTTACAGTATTTTCAGCGTCTTTGGTTCCAACCTTAGCTATCTTCTCCCTAAGAACTGGCGCGCTTTCAATCATAGGCTTAATCCTTGTTCTAGAATTCTTTTTTATAGCGTCCTCGGTTGGCATAACCAATAAAATAATTGATGGGTTCATGTGCATTGAATAACCAACAAAATTATTCATTGTTTCAGTTGCTCCAATTTGCGCCCCTTTTTGGAATACAACTTCTTGTGCATCGCTGGTTTTTCCTAAATGATCTTGTATCTCTCTTAAGTATGGCGTTCGCTCCACTCGGTAACGTCCAGGTTCTGCTGAAGAAACCGAAGTTAAAAATCTGTACTTGTTGGCCCACTCGGAAACCGTAAGCCTCGCAATTGGACGCAATCCATTCGCAAACGGTGTGGCGATTAATATATTTTCATCTGTCATACTAAACGAATTTTCTTGTTGTAACATCTGCCAGCAATTCCAAAGTATCTTGAATTTCATCGGCTAAAATTCTTCTAGCCTCGTGCCTCTTGTCGGCAACCGCCAAAATTCTATCAATAACACGATCTGGAATCGATTCCATAGAATTACGTATTTCTTGGCCGTAACCAAACAAAACTGAATTTACTTTATCAATCGGCACCAACTCCCCTTTTTTCTCATTGTAGGAAATCTGCAAAATCTTTGCCTTCAAAACAGACGTGATTCGCTCGGCTTCTGACTTTTCGATAATACCAGATAAATCAGCGGTTACTGATTCGTCGTCCATATCATCAGCACTAGCACGCGGCAATGATTCGTTCATAATTTCATCGATGAACTCGTCTGCTGTCTCGGGTTCTTTTTTTGCCTTCAATGAAATAGATTTCGGTTTGGGTATTTTTTTTATTGGTTCGGGTTTTGGTATTGGTTTTTTAACGGTTGGTTTTTTTATTGCTGGTTTTTTAATAGTAACAGAATTTAAAAATTCTTTAAGTATAGGCTTGCCCCATTCTTTACAAGCTATCGCAGGAATAAATTTGCCCTTTTCATTTACCCCTTTCAAAATAGAACCTCTAATTTTAGCCTTACGAACTGCACCTTCTGTTTGACCAGTGAGGCGTGCGAGTTCTCTTCCTGATACTGGTTTGTTTAAATCCATAATTATATACAATTCATTAATTCATCACACAAAGTATCTGGCATCTTAGAACGTTCATAACTTCCTTTTTTGCCTTGCGTTCCTGTTTTAGCTCCACGCCTTGCACTTTCATGATGGCAATGTTGATCAACTATATTTCCATCTTTATCATACTTGTAATTTTTGCACATTGGTTTTGGTTTCCAGTTTTCTAAATTGGTCCATATGTCGGTAGGTTTTGCCCTATCATCACCATACTGGCAATACCAAACAGTATGTCTTGTAAATTCTTGCATAAAAGGCATATGTCTTAACATCCCTCTTGGGTTCTCAAAAGTAAAGGTTATATCTGGATTGATCAAACGCCATTCTTTTATTAAATTAATAACGTTCTGATTTACTTTGTCGCATTTCTTAGCATAATCACTTTTTGGTTCTGTTCCATTTCTGTGGTGCGATATTGCTGCAATTGTATATGTCGTACAATCAAAAGAAGCGTGAACGTGATTGGGTACAAAAGGAATATCACTTGTTTTTAAAACCTCAATATCAATTGATAAATCTATTTTTTCGTAAGGAGTCCAGTCA